TGAATGCATATAATAGGGCGACCATGCTCATTAATATTGTACTTAAAGTATAGTCCATTCCAGTTAGTAGTGCAACTGTAGTACCACCAGCAATAAGGTTAATAGCAAAGGCACATACAGCTAAGACTATCATCTCTACTCTATAGAACCAATAAGCATTACCGCTAAATCTATTCTTAACATACTCAGTAAAGGTAAAGCCATCAGGCTCTTGATCTCTAATCTTTTTAGCAAAGAATCCAAAGAATGTAAGAGTGATAAAGTTACCTAAGCAGAACCAGAATAGTCCTACTAATCCGTTAACATAAGCTTGTTGAGCTGATATGAATAGACCTGGAGCCCATAACCATGCAGCTGAGATAGACATAGCACCTTGCCATGTATTAAGTTCTCTACGAGCTAATAAGAAGCTCTCTTTACTATCAGTATAACCTGAAGCGAATTTAGTTGTTAGAGTATAAGCTATTAAAGCATATGTACCTAACAGTGCGAAACCTACCCAAGGATCAAGGATAGGGAATATTAAATGACCGTGCTCACTAAACATAATATATTCCTAAAATTTAAATGTATACATTACTACATACTCAGTCTTAGCATCAAACTTAGACGTAGCATTACCATATGTTAGCATTCCAACATGCAGTGTAGTTTTACCAATATCTTTATCAAGAGTCATTCTGCTCTTACTACCTAAAAAGCCGAACCCATCAGATAGCTGCTGCCATCTTGGCTCTACAAATGTAGTTAGTCTTAGACCATCAGCAATAACAATCTGATTCCAAAATCGATTATGAAAGCCAAAGCCTTCTTGATTCTCAGCACCATGACCCATAACGGTATCACTAGGTACGTAATTTAGTTTAGCGGTAATCCAGAATTTAACTCTGTTATCAGCATATGTAAGTTTAGGAGACTTCCAGTTAATCTGATGCCAGGTTAAGTTTTGTACTGCTCTATCTTGATAGATTATTCCATACTCTACTGTTCCACCGCCTACATCAAATAGATCGGTATAGAACTCACCATGCCAATCATGGGGACCCATGCCTGCGCGTAAGTGTAGTAAAGAGTTGGAGTTCTTGAAGTTTATATCATACTCTGTATCGTAAGATTCAGCAGCTAGCGGATTAGTTAGACTTATTGCTAAGATAAGAGTCAATAATAGACTGATTCTTTTCATAATATTTCCTTATTAGTTCATAATGGGTTTCATCAATTTCCACATTACAAAAGTTACTTATTAACGTTTTCGTTTCCTCAAACGTACTATTATATAGGCACTCATATGTTACAGTTGTAACGTTAAATGCCTGCTTTGCATAGGTATATAAACCTTCTCGCTCTGAGTGATCAGACATCTTATCATATAGATAAGCATCCCAATCTTTCTCAGTCATATCACTAGTTACACCAACTAAGGTACCTAGCTTTGCTTTAGCGAGATGCTTACATCTCCCATCCTCGTCTTCGATAACTAATACATTATCGAAATTCCTGTATTGCATCTCCGCTAATATATTTAGCGACCATTGATGCAATGTTATTCTGTCATAGTGTTTGAATATATTATCTTTCTCGATAAAACTATTCTTACCAGCACTATCTTCAACTAAAGCTGAATAGTCTGGTCTATCTGTTAGGTGAACTTGTTTAAAGAACTTAGCTAGTCCTTGATGTCCACATCCATATTCAGTAGCATGGTAGTGGTTAGCCTCATTAAGTTCAAAAGGCTTATTATCTATTATAGACGATATCAGGCTGAGAATAAACTCTCCGCCGCATCCTGGTAAATATTTAACTGCTAATTTCATCTATAATTCTCAATGCTTCTTGTAGATTATCTGATTGTCCAATACGTACATTAATGATACCGTTATAGTATTCATCTGATGATAGTACATTCCTATCAAATTGCTCACGTGCCTCAAGATAGCCAGCGCTACCTTTACTAGGGCAATAATATAGTATCTCTCTTTTAAATTTATCTTCACCAAATTCAGCTACATCGTTCTTAAGATGCTCTGATGATCCCCAATAGGTACGCCAATCACTTTCTTTAGTTGATTTTCGTTTTCTTTTTTTACCTTTGAGAGGGGGTCTAGTTACTTTAAATTTAGCAAGCTTTTTTCCAACATACTTTTTATCGTTAACTGTATTAGTGATAAGATATACAAATGCTTCACAATCTTCAGGAAGCTCTTCTACATCCTTACTATTGTAGGTCCATGCTGTCATCATTAAATTCCTCACCATCATCATACTCTAGCTCATCACCACATGCAGGGCAATGAGTTATATTAAATATAGGATCATGAAAGGTTACCTTACCTTCGAAGTCACACACCATACAAAGTATCTTCTTACCATTACTCATAGTTTAAATCCTGTAAATGTATCTGCTGATACATCTTTTTTCACTCCACCTGTTATATAAGAGGAGATTTCTGTTTCTTGGGGTGCAACTTGAACACTACTACCAACGATCCATTTCTGCGTCCATGGTAGTGGATTAGTTCCACCAGTAAAATTATGTTCAATGCCTAATGCTGAAGCTCTCTTAGCTGCAATCCATTCGACATAACTCTTTAATACATTAGCATTTAAGCCTATCATAGAGCCGTCTTTAAATAAGTAATCGGCCCATTCTTTCTCTTGCTCAACTACCTCAGTAAATATATTTAGTACATCTTCTTTACACTCTTCTTGAATCTTAAGGAAGTCTTTATCGTCTTTAGGTAGTAGTTTAATTAGATGCATAGTAGAAGCAAGATGAACGTTCTCATCTCTTGCTATAAACTTAATAATCTTAGCATTGCCTTCCATCTTTTTAAGTTCAGCGAATGCCCAGCTACATGCAAATGATACATAGAATCTAACTCCCTCTAAAGCATTAACAGCATTCAATGCTAACCATAGAGCTTTCTTATGTCCATATGATCCATAGCCAGCTGATATCTGATTACGATTAACTAGATCATCATAGTAAGTAGATATTGAATTAGCACATTCAACTATCTCTTTTATATCTAGCATAGTATCAAATACTTCAGAAGGCTGAGTGTATATATTTCTAATGATATGAGTATAAGATCTTGAATGAATAGTCTCACTAAAGCTCCATGTCTCTATCCAAGTCTCTAATTCTGGTAATGATGATATAGGAAGGAAAGCTAGGTTAGGAGCTCTTCCTTGAATACTATCTAATAGTATCTGTCTTTTAAGATTAGAAGTAAATATATGCTTCTCTGAATCAGTAAGATCTTTAAAGTCTTTTGAGTCCTTTAAGATATCTACTTCCTCTGGTCGCCAGAAGAATCCTAACTGCTTATCAGTAAGCTTATCTATTTGCGGGTATTTAATTTCATCATAACGAGCGATATCCACTCCTCCATCGAAGAATAGATTTCTAGATTTTGAACTTTTTTTATTCACTTTAAATACTGACATGTGGGTTAATGTTATCTCCAAATCGAATTGATTCAATAAATCGTTTATGGCTTCCGCCTGGTCCTGGCATATAGCCCCAGTTACATAGTTGACGGCCGCCGCCTCTATAATGCTCTTGTTCTGTGTCGTCGAAGTAACATTTCCAACTAAAGAAATAGCCCTTATTAGTGTAGTCCTGATTAGATTTAATCTCTTCTAAACTTTTAGGTACATATCTCATGAGATCCATATTATCTAATCTCGTTCTACCTAAATTAAGCCATTCTGCACTTTCATGATCACCTTCTAAGCAAGGCATCGTATTATGAATAACGTCAATACTTTCTATACGCTTACTATGTAGCTCATGGAAGTCTGCTACGACGTCAGGGTAGTTACTTTTAAAATACTTAACAGCTTTTTTAGATGCTGGCTTCGTTGAATCGTTAACTCTATACCAATCTATTAGCTTAGGATACAACTTATCTAGGAGACCAAATCTTAATAGGTTCATGCTTATTTTAGTAATATATTCATCATGTACGTTATGTCCAAATATCTCATGTACAACTATATCAGCATCTTGTATAAACTCTAATGAATCATTTATAGCATTAACATGATGAACTTCAACT